TATATACGCCGTCAGTCGGTGTCACACTCGCCCCAGCGTTCCTCTGGTCAATCCGCATGTCACCGTTGATGATGCGGTTGCGGAAGCCCTGCAAGCTCTGTGCTGTCGGGGTCATGCCGTTAATCTGGGCGGTGTTGCCACTGTTGGCATCCACGATGGTATCGACTCGAACTTGGCTCATGCTTTTTCCTTTGCTTCACACCAGTTGCAAGGTTGGCCCTTGCCTACACTGATCCATGCTTTTTCTTCGGGGCAGTAGTGACGCCACATCACTGTGCCCCCAGTTGCTCGGCAGTGGGGCGGTTATCTACAAACTCGCCGTCCACATAATCCCAGTCAATGCCAGCAGCAATGCCTTCAGGAATTTCAACCACGTCTTCCGTTGGGTGCCATTCTGTTACACCGTCCCATAAAGACACGTTGACCACTCTGCCGTCAACAATGTGTGCGTAAGTTTTCATGCGTATAACTCCACAATTACGATTCCGGCAGCGCCAGCGCCCCCAGATGCTCCAGTCGCTGCGTCATTAAAGTTTGCACCGCCACCGCCACCGCCACCGTATAGTCTTCCGGCATTACCAGTTAATTTTGTTGTGGCTCTGATTGATTGTTGTATTCCCGCTAAATAACTGCCACCACCTTGCCCGCCAACAGCCGTTAACGAGTCATACGTTCCGTTGCCGCCAGAATCACCACTAGAAATAAAATCACCGGCGGTGCCCAATCCCCCATTTCCCCCCGATTGGTTCAAGTTGTTTGCAGGCCCAACACCCGGGCCTCCAGCGCCGCCAGAAGTGGCGACCAAAGCTCCGAACGATGAAGAACCGCCGGCAGCACCATTTACGGTCGGCGCGCCCCCGGCCCCTCCAGAACCAACCGTTACTGTCACAGAAGAAGAGAGACCCACAATATTAGTTATAAACGCTTCGGCATACCCACCCCCGCCTCCACCGCCTGCACCGTTGACAATAGCCCCATTGCTCGTACCTCCGCCTCCACCGCCACCGCCGACAGTCTTTACACGGATAGCACGCAACCACGGGTAGGTTGCTTTTGTAAACGTGCCATTGGCTGTGAAATAGACCGTTTGCACATAACGGTAACCAATCGAGTTGTTGGTCAACACTGTGCCCGTCTCATCTGGCAAATTCAGTGTCCGGTCAGAGTTGCTGTCTGGGCTGGCGATGGTGAACGTGCCGGTGCCGTCCACGTTTGAGGCGAGGGCTATTTTGCTCATTCTGTTACCTCCGCAGGCTCAGTGGGTGGAGTTGCTACTACGGCTTCTGCCTCTGCCTCGGCCGCGTCTTTGGCCACTTGCCATGCGTCCAGTGCTGGTTGATACGGCTCCAGCGAGTCAATCGGGCGGTTCTCGACCACGCGCCCACGGGCGTCCTTGATCTCAAGCTCGCCATCGGTCTCATACCACTGCAATGCATGGATGTCAGACGCCATGAAGCTCAGGTCCAGCTCACTGTAACCTTCGCCGTCCACCGACACAAAGCCATCTACTGGGATGATTGTCACTCGCATGTTTATTCTCCAATCGCTTTACGCGCTGCTTGCGCCAGAATCTGCTGGCTGGACTCGTTGGCCTTGACCATCTCGTTGCGGAAGCTCTCCACCGCCGCGCCGGTCTGACGACTCATCTGCGCATTCTCAATCAACAAGATGGGCATCCAAGCTATTGAGCAACCCCAGTCGTCCATGTCCTCGCCGGTGTTTGGGTTGGTGCCGCGAATCTTCAGAAACCACGCGCAGTCAAGCTGCTTGCATGGCTCAAAGTTGTTGAGCGGGCATTGGTTCTTTGGTTCGATCTTCATAATCAATTCTTCGTGGCGATGATCAAATCGACGTAGGACACCGCGAGGTTGATGGCTGTGCCTGTGAAGCTGTGGTTGTGAGCATTTTGTGTGTGGTTGTGCGAGTCGCCTGAAAAGGTGTGGTTGTGGGAGCCTCCGCCACCAGTAGCGTTTACGAATGCGTTGCTGGGAAAAGCAGCCGGGTTAAAGCCCACGGCAGTCGTGTTTCCGCCGCCGTTGTATCCGCTTTGGTCGATTGAGTGGTTGTGGCTCGGAATCTGCGCCGTTGTCAGCGTCGTATTGCCCACCGTCCCGCCCTGCGTAGCTGCTATGTTGGTTGCCGTGGCGTTTGCAATAGACCCACTCACCGCCTGAGAAGCAAACGCAGTTGTGAACGCTACCGAACCACCCGTGCTGGCCGTGCCCGACACCACGCGTAATGCTTTGTTATCGTGCGATGTGTCTTTTGTCCAGCCTGTTGGCGCTGCGGTTTGTTGGAACAGCATCTTGGTGCCGGTAGGGATCAGGGCTTGGATGACTGCGTTGAGCGATGCAGAGTCAAGTGGCTGCGTGCCGCTGTCAATACCAATACCGGTTGTGCCGTCGAGAATCAATGCCATGTGTTACCCCTTAAACCACAACGTACCGACTGCCAGCACTTACCGTCACTGTCACGCCTGAATTAACTGTTACAGGGCCAGCACTCATGGCGTTATCCCCCACGGCAATCGTGTAGTTCTCCGCAATCGTGGCACTGTTGACCACAATGCCGTTTGAGGCACGTGGGGCTTTGACGCTTAACTCACCCGTGCTTGGCTTAAACAAATACTGAGCGTTGCTGGTATTCAGCGTAGATGCCGTGCCCGTTGTTGCAGTTGCAAACAAGGGAAATAGGTTGGTCGCAGTTGTCGTGTCGTTGACCAGTGCCGCACCGCCCACAGAGGCCCAAACCGTGCCGTTGTAGCCTTCAAACTCGTCTGAGTCATCGTTAAACCGCAACATACCCGCTGCTGGAGCGCCTGGGCGTTGCAACACCGTGCCCTTACTGATGGTCAATGCGCCTGTGGAGGTGAACGCTGAGTCTGCCGTGGCGGTCAATGTCGTAAAAGTGCCTGTGGAGGCTGTGGAGGCTCCGATGGAGGTGTTGTCAATCGTTCCCGCATTGATGTCTGCCGTGTCAGCAATAAGGCTGTCAATGTTGGCTGTGCCGTCAATGTACAAATTACGCCATTCGTGGCCGGTGCGCCCCAAATCGTATGTGTTATCGGTCGCTGGATCAAAGTCGGAATTTATGCGCCCGACAAAATTGATTGTGTCGGTATTGCTGCTACCCAGCGTGGTGTTGTCTTCCACCGTCAGCGTGGTAAACCGGCCCGTGTTGGGGGTGGTGTTGCCAATGGTGGGTGGGCTAGACAGGTCTAAAGTGCCGCCCAAAGTCAGGTTGCCCGAGGATGTGACTGTGCCCGACAGGGAGATACCAGAGACTGTGCCCGTACCACTGACACTGGTTACCGTGCCAACAGTCGAGTCAGCCGAGGTAATCGTGAAGTTGGGGTAAGTGCCAGAGATGGAGGTCGTACCCGCACCCGTCAGGCTCACTGTTTGATCAGGGGAAGCGTTGGTCACCACACCTGTGGCTGAGTCGTAGCTAATCCCTGTACCTGCACTGATCGCAGCACGTGCCCGAGCGTCTGTGTAGTAAAGGTTTGTGCCTTCGTTGATGTTGGTCGTGGTCAGGCTCACAGCGCCTGTTTGCCCATTGACCGAGGTCACCAAGTTGGATTGGTCAATCTTCTGCCAAACAGTGCCGTTGAACAGCAACCAATCCCCAATCTGCCAATCAGTAATGCCATCCAGATTGGTCGAGCCAGCCGTGGCAGTGATGTAGTAGTAGCCGTTAACCCCAACACCAGAGGCCAATGTGGGCGTATTGGTGCTTGCATTCCAAGTACCTTGGTAATCCAAACCACCCGCGACATCACCCCACGACAGCACAGAGCCGTTGGTTGTCAGGAACTTACCCGCATTGCCTGTTTGACTTGGAATCAGGTTGTTGATCTGGGTCTGAAGGCTTGCCAGAGTGTCCAAGACCTGCTGGCTAGTACCGCCACCATTGGTGATGACTTTGATCTTCTCAGCCAAGTCAGGGGCAACCACTTCGCCCACGTTTAGATCTTGTCCGTTGGACAGGTTGATGATCAGACTGCCATCAAAATCAATAAAAGCGTTGGTGACCGATACGCCATCCACCCCGTCAATACCGTGACGACCTGGCAGACCATCGTTGCCCCTTGCGCCTGTGGCGCCATCACGTCCGGGGCGGCCATCCCTACCATCTTTACCATTTATGCCGTTCTGACCGTCTTTTCCATCTTTGATGGAGGCGACTCGCTTTTCAATTGCTTTGCCCGTCTCATCGTATCGGGCCTTGATGTCCGACTCCATCTTCTTGAGGGCTTGGACAACAAGTTGAACGTTCTCGCCAACACGCTGTTTTTGCACAGTTCGTGCTTGCAGCATTGTGCTTTTGATGGAGTCAAGAACAGCAGTCTGCTGCTCTTCCGTCATCCCCTTAAGGATTAGCTGTTTGGCAAGGCTTTCAACGTCCATTGCTCAACTCCTGAGTCAACTGGGTAAGGAAGTCATCCTCCATGCCCGAGACTTTGTTTTGTTTGTCCGACATCTGCAACTCCACAATCTTGGACTTGTTCTTGATGTCGGCCTCTTTGAGCATCAACTCGGCAATTCTGACCCGTTTGTCAAACTCATCAGACTCGCCACCAGACGGCAGGTTCTTGGTTGCCGAGGCCAAGACCTTGGCTTGCACCTCTTGAGGCATAAGTTGCGTCTCAACCGACAGCTTCTGTGCCTCTGCACGGTTCTGCTCTGCCTGAGTCGTCTGCACCGCAATCTGGGCTTGTGCTGCTTGCAAGGCCAACTGCTGTTGCGCTTGTTGCAGTTGCTGTGCCTCAGGATTGGGTGCGCTCATCTGATCCAAAGCCGCCATCAACTCAAATCGGTTGGTCAGGCTGGAGTTATTCAGGATGCCCTTCAGGATCAACGGCAGCACTGGGGTGTTTGGCCCCAAGGTCTGCAACAGACCAATGAACTGCTGTTGCTCATACTCACGAGCAATAATGCCCAAGGTTGCCGTAGGCACAAAACGCATATCCACTGAAGGGTAACGCTCTGGGTCAAACTGCATGAACCGGAACGCCGCCTTCTGGATGAACGGAATCAGGAAGTCCTCTTGGAAGTTCACCAGTGTGCGCTTGTATTTTTTGATGATGGTCGCCACCGCCATGCTCATGCCAGCACCGTCTCGGCTACCTTGGCTGACCATGCCCTGCGAGTCCATCGTGCCCGTTGCCTGAAGCAACATCCGCTCAAACTCTTTGGCTGTGGACAAGTTGTTAAGACTTGTCTCGCCAAACTTGAAGGGATAAAGAATCTCAGCAGGGTTACCGTTGACCAAGAAAGCCTTACCAGGCTTAACCTCAAACTTAGCACCCCGAGGCAGTCGGGTGGCATCCAGACCCATCATGGGCGAGGTGGTCAGTGCCAGAGAGTCCAAGTGGCTACGCACCTGTGCGTCAATGGCCTTTTGCATGTTGTAGGACTTCTCCACCGTACCCCGACCCAACAAACGGTTAGGCACAGTGTCATCTTGGTAAGAGATGATCGGACGGTCTTTCATCATGTAAGGGTTGGCCTCTGCCTTGAGAAGAACCCCATCGTTGGCAATGACAACAATGGCCTCAACCATGTTGGAGTAATCATCAGCCAAAGAGTCTTCTGGGAACAGGTCAACAACATCAGCGTCTTCCCCCTCTAGCATCTCTCTAGGTACTAACCCGTAGTAGGTCAATAACAAGACTTTTTCGTCTTGGTACTGCGTTACCTCTTGGGTTGGCTCCAAATCGGAGTCTGTTGAGGATGTGCCAATGTCCACCTTGCGGTAAATACCGCTTTCCATGCCCTGAACGACCTTTTGGATGCCCACATATTTCTCAATTGCCACACCCATACAGTCGTCAATGGACGTTCCGTTGGGGTCAAACAAGAAATTCTTGGGGTTGACAGGGACAATCTTCACCGCAATGCGGTTTTTCTCGACTACACCGATGGCAGCTTGGCCTGTTTGACCAGGAATGGCCTGTGTAGCTGGTTCAAAAATCTTTTCGGTCTTGACAATGATCTCGCCGATGCCAGTGCCGTAAATTTCAGCCATCAATTCGATCTGGTCAATGGATTTCCTGATCTTGTCAACCTTGAAATCCTCCATCATCTGCGCTTTGAGGAGTTCAACGTCCAGCGGATTGCCGTTTACGTCTCGCAGGTCGTCTTTGATGTCAAAGAACTCGCCTTGGCCAAAAATGGCCTCCATGATTTCAGCGTGTCGCGTCTCAACAGCCTGTTGGGTGGCTGGAGTCACGATGCGCGAACGCTCAGATTCTCGGGTTTTGTCTTCAACTGACCATTCACCACGGAAAATGCGCTCGTATTCCAGATACGCAGTCATGAAGTTGGTGTTTCGGTAGTCGCGCCAGCGGTCACAGTGGTTGACAACAAATGCAGTCAGGTCTTTATCTGACTGCGTTGGCTCTTCGTACTCATTTTTTTCCATGACTAGATTCCCGCAATAATGTCCATCGGCTCCCAATCTTCTGAATCATCGTCCTCAAAGTATGAGGTCACAGCAAGTTGGTCAATATAGGAAAGCGCGTCAGGGAGGTCATCGTGTACCCCTTGGGCGGGGAACATTATCAATTGGTCTACGAACGCAGTCCAATCCTCTTCTCTGTTGAGGATGATTCTGCCATGCTCGAAACGGCCCTGCAACGACCAAATGATTCTATCAGCCTTCTTCCGGTTGCCGTGGGTTAAATCAACGATGTGAGCATAGACATTGTTCTTTCGCATCAAGTCCGATAGGTACGGCAAAACAGCATTCTTCAACGCCCCCCTCTCAATCCCCACCGACAGCGGACGGTAATCCCGCATCTTCATCAGAATCTTTGCCGAACACTCCCTAATATCCCACCGCCCATGTTCAATCTCTTTGACAAACCACTTCCCGTCCTCCGTCACCTTGACCACAGCAATAGCCGATTCGTCCAGACGCTTCTTGGAGTTGGCGGCCTGTTTAGCAACCTCTTCAAATCCAGCCAAGTCCACAGCCAGGTAATAAGACCCGTACTGAGGCTCCTCCCCATACTTGATCCATTCCTCTTTGAAGATGTCAGAACCCGCATTGGAGAACGAGGCCATGTATTCTTGCTTAAACGAGAAGCTGCTCAGAGTCTTCTTGGCTGACTCAATCTCAGATGGGTCAATCAAGGGATTGTCCGCAGTGGTGAAGTGCCAACTCTTCCAGTCCGAGTCCTTCTCTTCTTGACCAAGGTTCCACAGGTCAAAGAACCAGTTGCGACCCTTGGGAGTCCCAATGAACATGGCTCGACCCTTGCGGTCTGACAGAGAGGCCCGAATAACCTGTTCCCAAGCCTCAGGCTTGATGTCAGCCACCTCGTCCAGCACCGCATACGTCAAGGACACTCCACGCAGGGTATCTGGCCTGTCAGCCCCACGGACGTAAATCCGCGCCCCGTTGATCATGGTGATGTCTAGGTTGTTCACATGGCTTGACTGGATGACCTCGCGGCCCAAGTCCAACAGCAAATCCCAAATGATCTGCCGCGACTGCCCCATCGTAGGGGAGACGTACAGCACCGCAGACCCTGCTGGACACCTCAGCGCCTCAATGATCAAGGTGGTAGCCGCCAG